CCTAACTCCAAAAACCTTTGCCGAATGTCACGGCGTCTCGGGTTGCCTATTGACGAAGGAGACCATCCAGAAGGGGCTCACCGATCTGGCCACGACCAACCCGCAGGATCTCCCTCAGTCGATCCGATGATTACCCAACGCGACTACGCCATCCACGCCGGGTTGACCGCGGGGCGGGTGTCCCAGCTTGTAAAGAAGGGGATGCCGTTGACCTCCAAGGAAGCGGCAGACGCATGGCGCGGGATGTCGGCCAAGGGGAAGGTGATGAACCTGCCGGCGCCGGAATCCCCGGGCCCGTACCGGCCACCGGACGCCGAGGGTCAACCCGCCCATGCATCGGTTGCCGAGGATAGCCCGCATGGTGCCTACGAGCGCCAGCGGCAGATCGAGCGTGCTGCCTACGATCTCGCCGTCCAGGCGCTGAAGGGCCACCAGCCCGATGCTGGCCGGTTGGTTGCCGTCCACGCTCAGGCCGCCCGGAACCTGACACAAGCGCAGCAGGAGGTGTTGGACCTGTCGGAGCGCGAGAAGAAGCTGGTCGATGGAAGCTGGGTGCGGAAGGTGATGACCGACCACGACGGCGCCGTTGCCCAACTTCTCCGCGCCATGCCGAAACAACTCGCCGGCCGCATCGCCCCACACGATCCCGAGCATTGCGAACGTGAGCTCGACCGATGGGTGCAGGAGGTTGCCCTTGCCACGCTGCACAGCACCGACCCATGGAAATGACCGACCTCCAGCGCGATCTCGTCGAGTTCCGGCGCAGCCTCTACCGCCCGGCCCAGCGCCAGACGGTCGTCGAGTGGGCGGAGTCCAACTTGCGCTTCACGGCCCGCCAGACCGAGCATCCCGGGCCGTTCTCGACGTCTGTCCGTCCCTACGTCCGGGAGCCGCTCGAATGCTGGAAGCACCCGGGCGTTTCCGAGGTGACGCTGTGCTGGGGATCGCAGACATCGAAGACGACGACCCTAATGGTCGGACTGGCGTGGCTGATCGACCAAGAGCCGAGCCCGGCGCTGTGGCTGATGCCAACGGAAAACCTCGCCCGGTCGTTCTCCAAGTCGAGATGGATGCCGATGTTGGAAGACTCGCCGGCCATGCTCGGGCACTTCCCGGCAGACAAGGACCAGATCACAAATCTGGAACAGCACTTCACCCGCTCGACGCTCACCTTCGTCGGATCCAACAGCCCGGCCAACCTCGCCAGCCGCCCCGTCCGGGTGCTGATCGCTGACGAAGTTGACAAGTTCGCCGACGCAACGGCCAAGGAGGCCGACGCGCTCGACCTAGCCGAGCAGCGCCTCAAGGCATTCTCCAGCTCCAAGGCCTTCATGACCTCGACGCCCACCGTGGTCGAGGGTCGGATCTGGCAACGGTTTCTCCGAGGCGACCAGCGGCGGTTCTACCTTCCGTGTCCCAACTGCCGGGAGTTCATCAAGCTGGAATGGCGGCAGGTCGAATGGTCCGACATCCGCACCGAGGACGGGCGCCACGACCTCCCGAAGATCCGCGCCTCGGCCCGATACGTTTGCCAGCTCTGCAAGGGTAAGATTTCCGACGCCCAGAAGGTCGCCGCGCTACGCCACGGTGAGTGGCGCCCCGAGAATCCCGGAGCCCTCCCCGGCGTCCGGTCCTACCACCTGTCCAGCCTCTACAGCCCCGACCGGAAATGCACCTGGGGCGCTCTGGCCGTCCAGTTTCTGGAAGCAAAGGGATCGATGATGGGGCTCCAGGGTTTCATCAACGGCAACCTTGCCGAGCCATGGGAGCAACAGGACCTCCAGCCCGAGAGGTCGGAGACCAGCAGCGCCGTCAGCGTCGAGGGTGGCAGACGCTATCTGACCGCAGACGTGCAGGCTGTGGCGCCGTTCCTCTGGTGGGTCTGCCGCGAGTGGAAGGACGGCAACTCAACGCTGGTTGCCGCGGGCCACGCCGACGACTTTGCGGCCCTCCGGCGCGTGCAGGTTGCGCTTGGCGTGCACGACATGGACGTGGGCATCGACTCGGGCTTCAATACGCAGGTCGTTTACGATGCGTGCGCGTCGTTTTCGGAGATCACCAACAGCCCGATCACGTTTCCGTCTGGCCTTCGGTATCCGCCCGAAGGAGGACTTCGGAAACCCATGGTCATCGGTTGGCTTCCGATGAAGGGCCGCGAAAACGGGGCACGGTTCACGGCCAAGACGGGAGCCGTTCATCCGTTCGGGTTGTCGACGTCGTCATCCATGCGGACCGACGTGGTGCAGCCGCTCTTGATCTTCGACACCGAGCATCTTCGGGAAATCCTGTCGAGGCTCCGAAAGGGGGACATCGACCGCGACTGGGGCATCCACCAGAGCCCGCCCAGCGTGCAGGCCGAGGGAAGCTATCTTGCCGACCCCGAGACGTACTGGCGGCATCTCGACTCCCATGTTCTGCGGCCGGTGGCAAACCGGGCTGGGCGCATCAAGCACGTCTGGATGAAGCGCAACCAGAAATGGCCGGACCACCTGCACGATTGCGAGATCATGCAACTGGCCATGGTGATGCTCTGGAACGAACTATCCGGATTTTCCGGTGAGTTGACGCAAGGCTAGTCTGCCGCTTCAAGGTTGGCCGCAATGGCCTACAATCCGCGCCGGTGATTACCTACACCGTCGCAACCAAGCGGGCGTTCCTCCGCAGCGTTTACGCTGCGTTGACGGGAACCACCCTGCTTGCCGCGCTGGTGGCCAAATCAACCGAAGCCGCTGCGGCAATCGCAAACGGACAGGTTGTCCGGTCGACGTCTTCGGCTGACGTCTCCGTCGAGTTCGCCGAGCCCGGCAAAGGCGCCCCGACACCGTCCGAAATGGCCGAGATGTGGGAGTCGCTGCTCAACGATTACGACCTCGCCGTTTCGTTCCTCGTGCAGGAAGGCGTTGCCAGCCCGACCGACACCCAGATTTACAACAAGATGATGTCGACCGTGCTGATCGCGGTGACGTCGTTTGGCGGCGACTTCTCGCAGTTCCGCCGCGAGGCCTACATCTCCAACCGGATGACGTGATGGGCTTCCTCGATTCCATCCTGTCGAAGTTCCGGTCTGCGCCTGTCGACCGATACGAGGGCGCCGGCAACAGCCTGCGGCGTTCCTACCTTGACACGTCCTACACGTCCGCCCGGTTCGACGTGTCGTCTTGGACTCGGCAGGCGATTGTTCGAAAGTCGCGATTCTTTGAGCAGAACAACGCGGTGATGAACCGCCTGGGCGACCTTTTCGAGAGCTACACGGTCGGGAGCAACTTCTCGGTTCAGCCTGCTTCGTCGGATCCCGCTTGGAACCTACGGGCCAAGAAGTGGTGGGACGTCTGGTGCCGGTATCCCGACATCGGCTCCCGGCAGTCTTTCGGGACTCTGATGTCGCTGGCGGCACGCGGCTGGTTCTACGACGGCGAGTCGTTCTTGTTGTTGACCAAGGGCGAGTCTGGGCGTCCGCGCCTGCAACTCGTTGAGCCGCAGCAAATCTCGACGCCGACCGGGCAGGAAAACGCTGCCGACATCTTCGACGGCGTGCGGTTTGACCAGCGGACGGGCCGGGCTCTGACCTACTACGTCGGGCAAGAGCAGAAGCAGGGTGAGTTGACCGACATCCGCCCGATCTCGGCCGACTCAATCGTCCACATCTACGAACCGCAGCGCGCAAACCAACTGCGCGGCCTGCCATTTGTGGCGCCGGTCATCAACGACCTGCACGATCTCGACGACCTCCAGAAGCTGGAGATGGAATCCTGCAAGCTGGCGTCCAGCGTTGCCCAGGTCGTCAAGACGTCGTCCGGCGAGGTGCAGGCAACCAGCCTCCGGTCTGGCGTTGGAGGGTCTCAGGGAAGCGCCCAGACCTACTACGAAAACGTCTTCGGCGCCCAGGTCAAGGTGCTGAAGTCCGGCGACGAGTTCGAACAGTTCATGTCTGACAGGCCGTCGGTCAACATGCGCGACTACTGGCGCCAGTTGACCGAAAAGGTCTGCGCCGGTGTCGGGATCCCATACGTCTTGGTCTATCCCGAGTCGATGCAGGGCACGGTCTACCGCGGGGCCTTGGATATGTCGGCGGTCTGGTTCCGCGCTCGTCATGCGGTCATGGCGTCCGCCGCCCGCCGGATCTGGGAATACGTGATGGAATACGCCATCCGCGTGGATCCGACGCTCAAGGATTCGCCGGACGACTGGTACGAGGTGGCCATCCAAGCGCCCCGTGCTCCCAACGTGGACGTCGGCCGAAATTCCGCCGCCCAGCTTGCCGAGCTGGAGGCCGGCGTCACGACTTACGACGAAGTCTATGGCGCCCGCGGCATCGACTGGAGGTCGGCGCTGGAGGCCAAGGCGCAGCAGGCCAAGTTCATCCATGAGCTTGCCGAGAAGTACGATGTCGATGTCTCGGAAATCAGCCGAGCCCAGAAGCTCCCGATTGCCCCGGAGCCGGCCGAAGCCGAGGAGGTCGAGGTCGAGGAACCCGAGGACATGATGCCCCCGACCCCTGCGCCTACTGCCTCGGTTGCGAAACCAAAACGGAACCGGAGAAAGAAGAAATGACCAAGGTGAACAACTGGCTGTCCTACAGCCCGCGAGCCGCTGCCAACGAGCCGGCCAACATCCAAATCTTCGACCAGATCGGCGAAGACTGGTTCAGCAATTCCGGCGTCACGGCAAAGTCGTTTGCAGAAACCCTGCAAGCGGTCGGGCCCGGTCCGCTCAACGTCGAGATCAACAGCCCGGGCGGCAACGTCTGGGACGGCTTGGCCATTTACAATATGCTGCGCGGTCGGCAGGCCCCGGTGACCACCAAGGTTGTCGGCGTTGCGGCTTCCATCGCTTCGATCATCGCGCTGGCTGGCGACACCGTGGAAATCGCGGACGCCGCCTTGATGATGATTCACGACCCGTCCGGTCTTGCGGCCGGCACGTCCGAGGACATGAGGAAGATGGCCGACGCTCTCGACCAGCACGCGGCCATCCTCGCCGGAGTCTACGAAAAGAAAACCGGCAAGACCGCATCGGCGATCCGTGCGGCCATGAAGGCGGAAACGTGGTTCACGTCCGCCGAGGCAATCGACTTTGGCTTGGCTGATTCGATCACCGAAAAGCAGCCCGCCATGCAGGCCAACGCCGCCCGCGCATGGGTGAGTGCGGCTCTCTCCAAACTTTCGACCGGCAGCACCAACGCTGTCGCCGATGGCGCGAACACCGCGCCGACATCACAGACACCACACAACATGGAAACCAAGACCCCTGATCCCGTGGTGCCGGCTGCTCCCGCTGCGCCGGCCCCTGCCGCCCCTGCCGCCATCGACATCGAGGCCATCGTCGCAAAGGCCGTCGCCGCCGCCATCTCGGCCAAGGCTCCGACCGCCGCGCCGGCCCCCGAGCCGATTGCGCCGCGCATCGAGAACATCGGCAACCCTCTGATCGAGGCCCACCGAAAGATGCAGGCCGGCGCCGAGCGTCGCGACTTCCTCGTCAAGAACCACGCGGAGCTTCTGCGGCAGGCTTCGATCCACGCGCCGCAGAACGCCAACACGTTCACCTCCACGCTGGTGGTCGACTATCTGGCCGACGCGCTTATCACCGTTGCCCCGACCCGGCTGGCTCTGGTCAACGCCTTCAGCCGCAACGTCGGCCTGGACAACCTGCGCCCGCTGGCCGTTGTCCGCGTCAAGCGGTACACCACCGGCACCGCCGCCCAGACGAATCCCACCAACTGGGAGACAAACAACGACTCGCAGCTCGCCGCCACTTCGGTGACGGTCGATCAGATCAGCAAAAACTTCACGGTGACCCAGCAGGAGCTCAACCAGGGCTTCAGCCTCGCCGACCTCGCCGCCGGTTCCGCCGACCTGTTCGCCTACGGCATCAGCGACAAGCTGACCGCCATCATGACCGCCGCCAATTTCGGCACGGCCATCACGATTGGCACCGCGGCCAACTTCGACTCCAGCGACCTGCCGGCGATCCTCGCGGCCGCGAAGAACTACCGCTCCAAGAACCTGATCCTCGACGGTGGCCACATCGCCAGGATCCAGTTTTCCGGTCTCACCACCGCCGCTGCCGGCACCGTGGCGATGCCCGACAGCCGATACGGCCCGCTCAACAACGGTCGCTTCGGCTTCGACGTCATCGCCGAGAACAACCGCTGGACCGGCGCCGAGACCAACGCGGCCGGCTTCGTCTGCGGCCCTGACGCCATCGCCATCGCCGCGGGCCTCCCGGTTGGAATGGTTGCCGGTGAGTTCATCGAGCAGCGCGCCGTGACGACCTCCAACGGTCTGTCCGCCTTGCTTTCGGTCTGGTACAGCCGCGCCACCCGCTCCCACATGGCGTCCTACGACATCATGTTCGGCGCCGCCACCGGCGACACCACGCAGGCCGAGGTCCTCATCACCGCCTAATCAACATGAGGCTCGCAACCACCATCTCCGTGGACAAGAACGGCAAGTCTAAGCTCGTGTCTGGTCCCGAGGTTGGCGCGGATCTCCAACGCGACAACTTCAACACGGCGAACGTTCCCGAGGGAGGCAAGCTTGTCCTGTTCATTCAGGGAGCCCTGGCACCGAAGATCCGCAAAGGATAGCAGTCAAACCCGGGGGCCTCGGCAATCCGGCCGGGGCCCCCTCATCCGAAAAACAACATGGCGCTGCAATCAGACATCTCGACCGAATACTCGATGGGCCGGCACGGCAGTTTCGTCACGTCGTCGACCTCGACCCAGACCGGCAATTACGCCGCAATCGAATGCGTGGTCCCGACCGCGTTTGTATCGGTCACCGGAGAAAACATGAGTGGCTATGGGCCGTCCGTGACGTTCCCGGCCGGGTTTCAGATCCGGGGCATCATCTCCGCGTTTCAGATCGCCAGCGGCACCGTTCAGGTGACACTCGCCCGCTCGTAACATGAGGTCAGCAATCGGCATTGGGATCAACAGGGAACGGATCGCCGACAGCGGCGGTCTCGACCTGCCAATCATGCGCCGAGACCTGTTGCAACAGGACGACTTTTTCGTGTTCCAAGAGGACAACTCCAAGATCGTCCTCAGCCTTGGAACCTACGACCGGATTGCCACCGAGCAGGGCACCGACCTTTTACTGATGGAAGACAACTCAAAGTTCACACTCACCGTTTACTGACCTATGCCCGACGCAAAAATCACGGCCTTAACGGCTATCTCTGTCATCGACCCCGCTGTCGATCCGCTGCCCATCGTCGACGTGTCGGACACCGCCATGGCGGCTTCCGGCACGACGAAGAAAATCACGATCAACCAGCTCCTCGGCGCATCCGGCACCGCCACGCTCGCCTCAGCCACCATCACCGGCGACCTGACGGTGGACACCTCGACGCTGAAGGTGGATTCGACGAACAATCGGGTGGGTATTGGGACATCGAGTCCTCTTGCCTATGCGTTGGATGTTTTGAGTTCTGGTGCAACCACCGTTGCTGTCCGATCAAGTGGTGCTGTTGGATTGTATCGTGGATACGCCATTGCTGATGGAACGACGGAATACGGACAGTTTAAGCAAAGCTTTTCGACAGGCGAACTTCAGATTGTTTCTGGAACTGCTGGATGGGGCGGTTTTCTGACGCTATCGACTGGAGGATCTGAGCGATATCGTATCGCTTCCGACGGCGTAGCCACTTGGTCCAACGTCGGTGGAGTCGCTGGCACCGCCATGACCCTGAACTCCACGGGGCTGGGCGTGGGGGTTACGCCTAACCGAAAGCTGCACATTGGTGGCACAGGAAATCAGGTTCTTCGCGTTGAGACTATCACCTCTGGAGACCCGTCGATCAACCTGCTTGCGTCTGGTGTCAATGACGCGGTTATTGCGTATGATCGCACCAACAACTACCTGCGGTTCGATGTAAGTGCGGCTACCGGAGCATTTATCATTGGGCCTACCGGCAACGTCGGCGTGGGGGTTACGCCGAGTGCGTGGGCTACAAATCGGCGTCCAATTCAGATCGGAGGTCTTGCTGCTGCTGCGTTAGCTATGAACGGCACAAGCGCGGTTGCCGAGATGTATTTTAACTCATACCTGAACGCTTCCGCTGTTAACACTTATGCAGCAACGAGCTATGCTGGGTTGTTTGATTTCAACAGTTCAACCGCTGGCGGTTTTGCGTGGAAAATAGCCCCCAGCGGAACCGCTGGCAACGCCATCACATTCACCCAAGCGATGACGCTCGACACCCTCGGCAACTTGCTCGTCGGTCTGACCGCTGCCGGAACCACCGCCGCCAAAACCATTCAGATTGCCAACGGCACCGCTCCTACGGCCAACGTGACTGGCGGTCAACTCTACGTCGAGTCCGGTGCGCTGAAGTACCGTGGAAGCTCTGGCACCATCACCACAATCGCTAACGCCTAACCAACCCCATGATTACCCTTTCTTGGATCATCGAACGCCTTCTCTGCAAGCCGACCGAAGGCACTCTCACCGATGTCGTCATCACCGCCGACTGGAGGTGCAACGGCACCGAAACCACCGGCTCTGGCGACACCGAGAAAACCTACAGCGGCACCTGCTACGGTAGCTGCTCGTTCGCCCCGCCGACCGGCTCGTTCACGCCCTACGAAGACTTGACCCAGCAGCAGGTTCTCGACTGGTGCTTCGCCAACGGCGTGGACAAGTCGGCCATCGAGGCCAACGTCTCGCTCCAGATTGCCAACCAGATCAACCCGCCGGTCATCGCGCCGCCGCTGCCGTGGTTGCCGCCCGCTCCGGTTGTGGTTGCCGACGAAGCTCCGGTTGCCGATGCTCCCGCCGCATGATTGAAATCAAACTGACTCAGGAGCAGGCCAACCAACTGCTCCAGCTCATCGACATCGCCATCAAAGCAGGCGGCTACCAGAACGCCAAAGTGGGCGTCCCGCTGGCCGACATCATCATCCAAGCCGCTCAGACACCCAAGCCCGAGT